TCTTTGATTTTTGGAACCGCAGAACTATTTATTGATTTCATAACCAGCTTGACCTGAATTGCATCAAACTCTTGCAGCCCATCTTCTGAGTAGTTAACGTCAACAAATGTATTGCTACCGTTCTGAACAAAAGTGATGGGAGCATCTGGTTCTGATTTCACAAAAGGTACCTGCTCAAACGGCACTGTAGATCCAACAGGTGATACTTTGTAGTATACTTCCACCATTGCGTCTGGAGGAATACTTGCAGCAAATCTCACTCTCATGAATGAGGAAGGAGTTGCCAAGTTAACACGGCGTGTGATGTATTTGCTGTAAGTTGAAGATCCTACTGGAGTAATCTCATCAACAAAGAACTCACGCAACTTCAACGTCACATTGCTTCCAGCTGCCTGCACAGTCAAACTAGCATCCACTGTGACACTTGTTGTAGTGCCATCATCAGATACATTAGTGACCAAATATGTACCATCGTTAGTAGCACCACTCGAGCCGCTCACTGTAATGTACTTACCAATAATAACTGTTTGTAAGATTGCTCTTGTGTCAGAATCAGTTGATGTGATTGCGTTAGCGGTAAAAGCAATCGTTGTGTCTGTTGTCAAAGTTGAGTCATCCAAAGCAGCAACGTTTGTTGATGTTTCTGTTGGCGAATCTACCTTGTTGTTAATAGCAATCAGACTTGTACGCTGAGTGTCCAAAATTGGAGAGAGCGAATCTCTATCCGTCTTCATTGTGACATTTAGAGTTACAGACTTGTTACCACTCAAGCTCGTTGCTTCGTTGATGTCTGATCCAACCATACGTGGTGTGAAGAACATGTTGTTCTCATTGGCCAACACAGGCTGGAAAGCAGTATCAAGAACGTATGCTGTTTGGTTTCCATCGACAGAACGACCTGAAGTTGTCTTCATTCCGAATGTTGTCATTGTCTCTGGGAATGTCTGTACCTGGATTAGGGGTTGAACTTCATCAAACTGCATATTGCGAGTAGCACGAACAGTTACTCCCCCGAAGTATCCATCTCCCGTTGGAGCCGTTGCTACTGAGATACAATATGAATCGAGATCAACATCTGAAATTACGTGCTGAGCATAGATCTGGTTTGCAGGCACACCACCAATTGGATTAACATATCCAAACGCTTGACCTGCTATTGCCACCAAAGCGTTTCCAGTCAGCGTCAATGCGGTATTAGATGTGATTGAAGCTACCTGACCGATATATTGTCCAGCACTTGTGTAAAGACCAGTACCAACTCTTAGCTGTGTCGTAAACACTGTATTGACACCAGCAACAGAAGTTGAAGAAGTTGATGTGGTGATAGTTCCTGTACCAGCAGCCCCAGTCAACTTCGTCTGATCCAAGTCGTCAATAATCACACGAGATCCAACTGGCATTCCATGGTCACGTTGATATACACGTACCTTATTAACACCTGGAGCCATCTCGAATGGATCAAAATCAAGACGTTGATATGGTAGTGAATCGTTTACAAACTCAATGTTACCAATTACGTCTGTAGCAAACTGAGCACGATATACCGTGAACTTCAAGTCTTGCATTTGGTCAGCTGTCCATGTGGAAGCGTTTTGTGACTTGAAGAATACACCTTGGTATGGCTGTTCAGAAATTGTTCTTGAAGATCCAGGAATCTGATCACCAACTTGAGAGATCCAAACTTTGTAGTTGTTTGAGTCTGATGACAACACAATTGCGTATTCAGTATTGTGCTGAACATATACAGGTGATGGGAAGACAAATGTTGTTGGTGTATCATACTTTGGAGTCTGTACACCATCCACCAACACATTAGTGGTCGATAGGTTTACTTGTTCTGGTTTCAAAGATACTTTGGAGAACGGTAGAACCAATTTTCCAGGATAGCCATTAATCACTTCACGGATTTCTAAGTTAACTGGAATCGTGCGGTCTTTACTTGCAAAGAAGACGTCGATCTTAGTTAAGAAAGCACCGCCTTGTTGTTCAACAAGGAATGTCTGAGCAAGTGGATCCCACCAACCTGTATCAGCAACCACACGCTCAGAAGTGTTAACAATCACTCGGTTCTGTGCAATTTGTTCTTCCACGAGCTCTGCGTTGCGAACTGCGTTAACAGTTTGCTGACGAGTCTCAAGAACACCCTGTGCACGATAGAGTTGACGGCCACGTGAAGTAAATTCGCCCTCTGCCTGGTTTGTGTCAACCAGTTTGAATTCACGAATACCTGTACGGAAACGGATTGAATCTGTATTAGGGATATTGAAAATTAAGCTTAAATCACCGCTAAAGTTTGCAACAAGATTGTTACCCTGTGCTTGTGAAGTTACTGATACGAATCTACCTGTAGCAGATGATACAGAACCAGCAAACTGCTCGTTAGTGGCAAACGTGCCTTTCAAGTTTACAATATAGAGTGCATACACACCTGTGTCGGGATTAAACTCTGTACCAACGACAACTGCTGTTGCACCATTTGTCTGTCCAACAATCACATCACCACGGTTCAAACAAACTTGTGAATCACCCTGGATACGGCGAGCTGTTTCACTTGCGAGACCACCAACGTTTGTTGATGAATCAAAAGTGCCACTTACCGGTGTATAAACAAGTCTTGATGATGGTGTGCAATATTGCGACACATCAACGTTATCGAAGAATGGGAAGAAGCGTGTGTTTGGCTTCAGACCGCGCACTTGTACTAAGACATTGCGTGAGCGGATGTAAGGAATTGCAGCAGTTGATAATACACGATCAGCAACTACCTGACGATCAATCTTAGAAACAAGGGAAGTGCGAACTCCTGTTCTTTGCTGACCGACTTGTGTTGCTTGAGTAGCTACTGTCACCTGACGAGCAAAATCGATTGTAGCGTTAGCACCAACACCAAAGCGTTGACGCATCTCATCTACGGAGATTCTTACATCACCAAATCCTGATGCCCAGTTTGTACCAGAGGTAAATGTTGTAGTGCCTGTAGTTACAGGAGTTCCTGTCCATTGAGTTTGCCAAGCATTCCACACCGTTCCAAGAACGCCTGCACGTTCTGCAATTGCTTTGATGGTGTTGAAGTTGCCCTCAACCTCAACTACTAGGTCAGGACGACGATCAACTTCAAACCAATCATCAGTGGCTGGAGTTAACTCAACATTACCCAAGAAAGTAAAGATTGCAAATGGGTTAATGTTTTCAAGTCTTGATGCGAAATCCTGTCTAACGAGAGGAATATGATCCACTACAGGCAACGTGATAACGTCACCATACAGCTGATAGTTGCTTAATTGACGTTCAGAGTTGTTGGTGTTCTTCTCAATCATGTTTACGTTTTGCATTGAGAAGAAAGGACGCAACTCGCCACGCTCCATATCAATAGAGCACAGATAGTCTGGTGAAGTGGTATCACCTGTTGTGTGACCTGTGAATCCATCTACGATGAATCCGTTCTTGAATCGTGTCTCACCACTAGCATCAATCACATCAAGTGATTCTGTTTGTTGCTCTAGCAAAGATAGTGATGTGTAGTATTCAAGGTTATCGATACGCTTTTCTAGTTTACCAATGTCGCGCATTGTGTAGCGTCTGTTGTCACGTGCTGTAACGACAACTGATCTGCTTGTTGTACTGAATGTGTAGGGTTCAAGAGCCAAATCATAAAGAACCATACCCATAGATGGATCTAGTGGATCACCAGGATTGATTGCAGATACACCATCGATAGCAAAGAAGTTACCACCAAAGTCAACCGCAATCTTCGTCTTGCGAGCCAAGTAGTACTGATAGTCAGCACGAACATCAACACCACGCTTTGGTACCAAAGCTGAGGATGATCCTGCACTTACAAAATCTTGACCATTATCGGAAATGCGAGGACGGAAGTCAATGTAATCTCTTAGCTGCAATCCGTTAAAGATTGGGATAGCAGCATATGATACATTGCTTGGATATGAGTTGACTGTGAAGTAGTCGCCAGTTGAGTGAGTGAAGTAATCAAACTCAACACGAACAGGAGCAACTGGAGGAACAAAAGAAGCTTTCAGTTGCAAGCGGCCAATATCGTAGTGTGTAGGACGCTGTCCAGTATCAACATTATATCTATCTGTGATATCGATGTCGTAGTTACCTGTTGGAGAAGCAAATGTACCTGTGTCCATCTTAATTGACACAACACGGTAGATGTCTGCTTTTCCAAGTAGAAGCTCACTTCTAGTTGCTGCAGCCTGAGTAGTGAAAGTGACGTTTGTCGATAGCAACGACTTTGTCTTTTCAGTAAGAGTGGCACCAGATTTGTTTACAGCACCAATAACCACGAATGACTTGTCTGCAAGTGCTCCATCTAGGGTGAACTGCACAGAAGACCCAACTACACTAATGCTAATTGGAACTACTACTGCACCACCAGCTGTAGCATCATTGTTGACAACGATATAGTTATCAAGATCAGCAGCTGAAGCAAATGTTCCGCTTGTTGTGCTCACGGTCAACGTACACTGTCCGCCTGATACAGACGAGGATGTTCCGGTGAATTTCTCATATACTGTGTACGTCGTGTCGTTTGTACCAGCTGAGCTTCTTACTGACTTGATAGCATAGTAGGGGAAGGGAAAGAGCAAACCAATATTCTCAGGCTCGCTGATTCTTGTTGTTAGTAAATCAATTGTAACACCAGTTACAGTAACTGCTGAATCCACTGTAATGGAGGTCTGTGAGTTGATGTTTGTGACTCTACGCACATCAGTGCCCAGACGGACATAGTCACCAACTAGAAGATCGGTTTGGAAAGATGTTCCAGTACCTGTGACTGTTGTAGATGCTGATGCAGTAGCTGATCCAACTAATCTGATATACTGAGGTTCAATATCAGCTGTGAAGCTTAGTTGTGGGTCACCAGAGACATTGAAGTAAACAGACTTGACATCTCTGTCAAATGAGACACCGTCATCCATCTTAATGTCAAACAAACCTAGCTTATACACAGCTGTCGTTTGACCAATAGTGCCGCTGTGCCATTCGTAGAAACGAACGCGTGCAGTACCAATTGCATTACCTACACCTGTACCACGACCACCTGAACCAGTCAGCTGATCGTAAAAGGTAACAATACCAAATGTGTTAGTTGGTGGTAGGTTGTTGGTGTTGTTTACAAGCAGATAGTTACCAACAGTAGCTGGAATAACAGCATTGTCTACTTGTACGAATTCTCTTGACTTGTCTACCTCAACATATTCTGTAGCAACCTTTTCAATCTCATAGCCTTCTACGTAAGCCTTACCTGGTTCAAGACCAACAGCCAACTTAGCTTCATCACCACCATTTTCTGGAGAGTATACGCCACGATTGTAGAATGGGTTCTCATTGTATTCCCATTGCACACCAGTTGATCCTGGACCATCATAAGCGTTACCTGAAGTGTGAGTTGGAGGGATACTAACAGAGGTTGCAGAATTTTTAGCAACGTATGTTGTACCGTTGCTTACAACTACATCACCAATTAAGTAAGCTGTATTGGAAGCCCAATTGCCTCGATTATTGCTTCTATGTTCTCTGATGTCGATGGTGAAGTTGCGAACAACGTAGTTGCCCGACTCATCGTATGTTCTACGAGCCAGAGTTCTTTCTAGCTCCGAGTATTCTGTTTTGACAACATGACGTTTGATAACGCCTTCTTGTACTTGCAAGAGTTCAACAAAGTCTTCATCGTCCGTCGATTCAAGAGTGCGCGTCGATAATACTAGATCGATGTAGTAGCGGTGAGCACCTGGTGCTGCAAAGTTGTAACTGCCTTGTGCGTTGTCTAGTAGGTTTTCATAACCTTCATCTTCAGGAGCAACTGTACGCTCAACAATGTCAAGACCAACACGAGCAGAAGGAGTGTTACTGTAGCGATCAACAACAATTGTCTGACCCTCTACAAGAACAAAGTATCCTTTGGTGTAGTAGACACCGCGTTGGATTGTGGCAATAGAACCTATACCAACAGGATCCGTAGAAGCTGCTTGTACTGTGTTAACACCGATGTTAATGATCTCGTTAGCAGCAAAAGTCTTGGTTGTATTATCAGTACCTGACGATGTGTACTTAACATAGATTGTAGGTGGGTTGTTATCTGCAGCTGGTGCTACAGTAATAACTTGAGCTGTTACACCACTTTCACCAGTTGCAATACGGCCTACAAGGTTATCCAAGAATGGGGCAATGTTGTTGCCCTGATAAGTGGGTTGCAGCTTTACATAACCAATCGTTGTATCGATAGACATCTCACCAGGAATGACCATTGCACCTTCTTTGAAGATGTGATCACCGTGGCGTTTGATTTGCTGTTGAAGAATTGTTTGAAGCTGAGTAAGCTCACGAGCCTGCACAGCAAAGCTTGGTCTAAAGAGAATACGATAAAACTTGTCATTCTCATCGTAATCATCAAAATACGGATTGGTATTGAAGTTTATCATGTTTCCTATGTCTCAATGTAGGTTCTGACAGCAACAACCTGTTCGGCTGTAGGAGTAAATGGTGGTGTGTTAGTTAAGAATAACATATCTCCACTATATTTATCAGCTGTAGGAGCAGATATGATAGACGTTATTCCGTATTCAACCTCTGGATCATCTTCACGCTGAAAAGATCCAATTGGAACTTCGTACTTGTATGAGAGTTGTTGTGCTGTAATCGTATTGTCGTTCTTTGATACAACCCTGTAACGTGTTGTGCCATTGAGTAGAACATCATCAACGCTAATTGTTGACGCATCGCTCACTTGTATCTCAAATGACACAAAATAACGCACGCCCGTAAGTCTACGTCTATCAACTAGATCAACAGGGTTCTTCAAAATACCATACTGTCTGTAATCTTGACCCAATGTGCTTAATTCTATATCACCCTGTAAAAGAGAGTATACTGATAGCACATTGCCATAAAGCTCTTCGATAGCATCGAACCCATGTCCTCTTAATGGAGGTAGTATAGCATAAGCTTCTGCATCAACAAAAGACGTTGAAGGTGGTCTGATTGGATCAGTAATAACAACTTGTGCTCTTGTGTAACCAGAACCGAATGCAGTCATGTTGATTTTAACAATGCTTCCGTTCTCAATTACAGGTTCTGCAACTGCACCCTGTCCATCCCCAATAATTTCAATCTGTGTAAGACTGCTGTATGAAGTACCTGGCTCTGTGACACGAATTGTGTGTATTGCTCCTGATATAGCTGATTGTTCGACAATCGATTGATCAGAAACAAAGTCTGATTGCTGTAGAACACCCTGCAACACAGCACCAGATCCCGCACCAACTACAGTTAAGTTAATAAATGAGTACCCAATTCCTGAATTCTCAACCACAACATCTACAATCTCGCCATCGACAACGACTGGAGCAAATGAAGCTCCCTCGCCGTCACCTTGGGCAACAATAATAGTACTTGTATCTACTTCGTAGTTTTGACCCGGATCTTCAATTGTAAGGTTAACAATCCTACCTTCATAAGCAAATGCTTTGATAACTGCCTTTGGGTTACCATACAACCCTTCACCAACAGGAATGTCTTCTACAATGGTAATCGTTGGATCCGTTTCGTAACCAGATCCTGGATTCAAAACTGTGACATCAAGAATTGATCCTGTCGTTCTAGAAATCACTGGTCTTAATACACAAGCTTCTGTAACGATCTCAAGTGTATCAGATAACGTATAATTTAAACCACCATCAACAATTTCGATATCAGTGATTACACCTGCACTTACAGTCAGCTGAAATACAGCACCAGAACCGTTAACAGAAGTAATCAAAACAGATGCTGGATTATCAACTGTTGCGTAATTTGATCCACCGTTTGTTATATTAATTCCTGTAATCTCGCCTTCGGTAGAGACTGAAGTGATTACTGCTGTTGCTCCAGATCCTGTTCTCGTGTCCTCTACAACAAGAGTGGTCAACAAAGTTTCAGTATAACCAGATCCAGGAGAAACAACAATTGCTTGTTCAATCGCTCCTCTGTTGTAGAAGGTATCAGACACAGCGCGTTGTACTGGTATGAAACCACGCGAAGAGAACTTCCTGCGTTTAAAGGCAGGAATGTTGTACATGTATTTCCACATGTAGCCATCAGAAGTCTGAAAAGCAAATAGCGGAGTACCGGTAGGCTCTACGGTGGATGGTGCCTCATTGTTGTTATCGAGACACTTATAGACGTTGAACTCGCTGTTTACAACAAAGAAGTTTGTTCCTTGCATGTCACGAGTATGGTCCCACATCTCAAAAACCACATCGGGTTCCCACTCGTTACTATACGTTACAAGAGACACATCGTTAGGAACGACTCTTCTCATGTATAGTAAGTTGTCTCGTGTTTCTGTATCTTCTTGCAGAGAGTTAATTGGATCGGGAGGAAAGAAATCATCCTCCCACGAATCCAATTTTCCCAGAAAGTAGTAGAAGTACGAGCGTTGGTAGTATATCTCGTCAATAAGTGAACGAGCTATACTTACCTGAAACCCCGGTTTTAAGACAGAAGCTGACATAATTAGTTGATGGTCACGTTCCAGTTGATGGTTAGAATGTCATCGGCTTCTTTATTTATTACAGGGAAAGTGGTACGGCAAAGCATTGTGCCAGCTGTAGATGCGTTAAAGATACCAGCTTCAACAATAGCACCTGTGCTAACACCAGCAGCAAAAGTTGCAACGTATGTGATAGTAGCGTTTGTGCGAGTTGAAGATGATAGAGAAACGCGGTTGCCAATCTGGGCAGCCAAAGCAGTATTACCAACAGCAGGAGCTGTGTTTGAAGAGCCAACAGCCATGTGGCTCATTACTGCACTGCTTGTTCCGATCATGCGATCAGCAATAAAGTTTTTACCAACAGTCACGACCAAGTTAGGCTGTGTGAACTGCTGCTTGACGTTACCAAACTTATCTGTCAAGATGAAAGTTGGAGTACCAATAATTTTTAGTGAGTCTTGTTGAATAATCATATTATTCTCCTATTCTGGGATTGAAGTTGTTACAGATACCAATGCATATCTTTGTGGAAGCTCAATATAGTCATCTGCAAAGTATTCCAAAGTTTCCTGTGAAGATGTATCTAGAGAGGATGCAATAACCGTTGATGTTACTGGTTTTGTTGATCTCTTCGATGCAGCTTCTTGGGTCAAAACACCATCAGTTATATATTTAGCTGGAGTTTTACTTAATGATTCAGTTGCAGATGATGTGTCTGCGGTTTTCTTAGTTGGCCTGCGAGAAACTACATCAGTAGTTGACGCCGCGTCAACTACATCAATCGATGTTCCTTTGAAGAATTCATCAGACAAAGTGACGGCATCGGGATCCAAAGTTGTTGTGACGTTCTTGGCTAGAATTTCAGATGCAACAGGTGTATCCAACAATCCTTTAGCAAAAGACTTTTGAGTGATATCGTCAGTTGGTGACTCTAAAGTAGATGAAGTAATTATTGTAGCTGATACTGATAAAGCATCTGTTGGAATGGAAGTGTCAGTATCAAGACGCTTAGCAAATCCTTTACTCTCGATTGCATCTACTGGAGATAGTATATCATCTGGTTTTTCAATACTAACTTCTTTATATAGATCTTGATCATTGGGGGTTGCACTGTCAATAGACAGCTTTCCAAACTCTTTGCTTGTAATCCCATCCAATGTTCCTGTCTGATCGAACCTCAGCTTTGTGAAGTCTCTGTATGAT